GCGACTGGCACAGCGCATCGGGGTCGGACGAGTTCCTGGCAGCGAGAGCGGAGCAGACGCGCGGCAAGCCCATATCGGAGCAGGCGTTCACGTTGACCCATTGGCCGACGACGACGACGAAGGACTCCACCGGTTCGCGGGCCTACGGCTACAACGGCCAGACCTTCATGACGCTGACGGACGCCGCGTGGTCGGCGGATTCTGGGCCGACGCTGACTGGATCCCCTGTCGCGACAACAAGTGGCGGCCAGTTGAACCCGGCACATTCCCGCTGGCTCATGGGGCTCCCGCGCGAGTGGGACGACTGCGCGCCTACGGCAACGCGATCAACGCAGAAGCCGCGCGCGCGCGTGGATCGAAGCCTATCTCGAAGGCGAAGTGACGTGATCACCCGCCGCACCTATACCCCCCGGCCCTATGCCGGCCTGGCGATGGACCTGTTCGCGCGCGCGTCGCGCTGCGCGCTGTTCGCGAAGCCAGGCATGGGCAAGACGCCGATGGTGCTGACGTTCCTCGACTGGCTGCACAACATCTGGGGCGAGAGCGCGCCTACGCTCGTGGTCGGCCCGAAGCGGGTCGCCGAGCACGTGTGGCCGGACGAGGTCCGGAAGTGGGACCACCTGACCGGCCTGTCGGTGGTGTGCATCACCGGCACGGCGGCCGAACGCGCAGCCGCGCTGCGCCTGGACGCGCCGATCTACACGATCGCCTACGACAACCTGGTGTGGCTGCGCGACCACTTCAAGCGCGCGGGCCGCGCGTGGCCGTTCCGCACCGTGGTCGCCGACGAGTCGACGCGCCTGAAGAACTTCCGCATCCAGCAGGGCGGCGCGCGGGCGCACGCGCTGGGCCAGTTCGCGCACTCGGAGGTCGAGCGCTGGATCAACCTGACCGGCACGCCGGCACCCAACGGCCTGAAGGACCTGTGGGGGCAGACCTGGTTCCTCGACGCCGGCGCGCGCCTCGGGCGCAGCTACTCGTCGTTCGAGAGCCGGTGGTTCGGGTATCGCCGGATCAAGGACGCGATCACGCACAAGGTCGGCGTCGAGGCCGTGATCTTCGAGCACGCGCACCACCAGATCCACGAGCGCCTGGCCGACATCTGCCTGACGCTCGACCCGAAGGACTGGTTCGACCTGGCCGACCCGGTGGTCAACGTCATCGAGGTCGATCTGCCACGGCGCGCCGCCGAGACGTACAAGGAGTTCGAGCGCGAGCTGTTCATGCAGTTGGATGGCAACGACATCGAGGTGTTCAACGCCGCGGCCAAGACGATGAAATGCCTGCAGCTGGCCAACGGCGCGGTGTATCTCGAGGACGGCGTGGCCTGGGTCGACGTGCACGACGCGAAGCTCGAGGCGCTGGAATCGCTCGTCGAGGAGAACGCCGGCGAGCCGGTGCTCTGCGCCTACCACTTCAAGTCGGACCTGGCGCGCCTGAAAGCGCGCTTCCCCGACGCGCTCGACCTCTCGATCGACGCCGACATGCTGGCCGCCAAGGCCGGCAAGGGCCGCCTGTGGCTCGGCCACCCGGCCGGCATGGGGCACGGCGTCGACGGGCTGCAAGAGCATTGCGCGACGCTCGCGATCTTCGGCCACTGGTGGGACCTCGAGCAGCACGACCAGTTCATCGAGCGCGTCGGCCCGATGCGTCAGTACCAGGCCGGCAAGGAACGCGCCGTCTCCATTCACTACATCGTCGCCCGCGGCACGATCGACCAGGTGGTCGTCGCGCGCCGCAAGAGCAAGGGCGCCGTCCAAGACCTGTTGCTCGAATACATGAAAGGCAAGCAATGAACGACCTCCCCGACATCGATCCGGCACTGCTCACGGCCGTCAACATCGACCGTCCTACGTTCGGCTGGGGCACACCGTCCGCACCGCGAAAGGGCATCATGTCGCTGCAGGAGTGCGCCGATGCTGAGGCGCCGCGCCGCATCGGCATGCACCCGGCCCTCGGCGCAGGCTACGGCCCGCCGGCGCGCGCTCACAGCCACTACTTCAAGGACGTGTCGAGGCTCGACTCGATCGACATCTACCGCGTCGTCGCGTTGTTCGCCGTCACCGACCCGTGCCTGCAGCACGCGGTCAAGAAGCTGCTGGTCGCCGGCGGGCGCGGCGGCGGCAAGGACATCTCGCGCGACGTGCGCGAGGCGATCGACACGCTGAAGCGCTGGGAAGAGATGCGCGCCGAGGAAGCCAATTCGTGATCGAACAGGCAGCTCCGTATGTGGTGATCGAGAAGGCCGCGCAGATCACCGGCTACAGCAAGCGCGCGATCGAGGCGAAGATCGAGCGCGGCGTTTGGCTCGAGGGGAAGGTCTGGGTGCACGCGCCCGACGGCCGGCGCCTCATCAGTTTGAAGGGATACGAGCAATGGGTCGAGCAGGGCAAGGCGTAGACGTCCGCGAGACGTCGATCCGGATCACGTTCACGTTGGACGGGAAGCAGCGCCGCGAGACGCTGATGATCAACGGCGAGCCGGCGAAGCCGACGCCGGCGAACGTCAAGTACGCCGCGCGCCTCGCCGCCGAGATCCGCGAGAAGATCCGGCACGAGACGTTCAGCATGGCCGAGTACTTCCCGGCCAGCGGCGCCGGCGCGGCGCAGACCACCGTCTCGGTGCAGATCGACACGTGGCTCGCCGGCCAGCGCATCGCCGACAGCTCGCGCAAGGCCTACGAGAGCGCGGCGAAGCTGTGGAAGTCGACGATCGGCACCAAGCCGCTGCGCGCGCTGAAGACGTCAGACGTGCTGACCGCGCTCGCGACGCGGCCGAAGCTGGCCGGCAAGACGGTGAACAACTACGTGTCGGTGCTGCGCGAGGCCCTGGACCTGGCCGTCGTCGACAAGCTGATGCCGGACAACCCGGTGCACAACGTGCCGCGCGCCAAGCACCAGAAGCCGCCGGTCGAGCCGTTCACGCGCGAGGAGGCCGAGGCGATCCTGGCGGACATGGCCAAGCATTACCCGGCCCAGGTCGTCAACTTCGTGCGGTTCAAGTTCTTCTCGGGCGTGCGCACCGGCGAGGCCTTCGGCCTGAAGTGGGCCAGCGTCGACCTGGCCGCCGGGCATGTCGTGATCCGCGAAGGGGTCGTCCAAGGCGAGGAGGTCGACCGGACCAAGACCAGCCGGGTGCGCAACGTGCAGCTGAACAGCTTCGCGCGTGCCGCGCTGGTCGCCCAGCAGAAGGAGACGCTGTTGCACAAAGGCCACGTCTTCCACGACCCGCGCTACGGCGCGCGGTGGGCCGGCGAGCGAGCGTTCGGCCGGTCGTACTGGGCACCCACCCTGGCGCGGCTCAAGATGGCCTACCGGCCGCCCTACAACACGCGCCACACCTACGCCACCATGATGCTGATGGCTGGCATGACACCGGCGTTCTGCGCCGGCCAGATGGGGCACAGCGTCGAGATTTTCCTGACGACCTATGCGAAATGGATCCCGGGCGCGGGCGACAAGACGGAGATGGCGAAGCTCGAGCAGACGCTCGGAAGGACGGGAACGTGACCGAACACGGCCACCCCGGCGCTGCGACAGGGGCCGACCTGCGGATCTACGAGTCGATCGCCGCCAACTATCAGAAGGGGTCGGCCGCGCGCTGTCCTGACTGCACCGACCGGGACGCGGACTGCGACGACATTCCGGACAAGGTCGCTTGCTGGCTGTACGACCCGGCGCGCGGCATGTGCCTGTTCTTGCGCAAGTAGTGCGTTTATCCCAGGACTATCCCTGAAATGCAAAGAGGCACCTCGCGGTGCCTCTTAAATCTGGTGGGGTGGCTAATGGGACTCGAACCCACGACAACCAGAATCACAATCTGGGACTCTACCAACTGAGCTATAGCCACCACCGGAGCCAATGATTGTAGCGCGCTTTTTCAGTTCGCGCTAGAGGCCGCTGCGTCGGGACTCTTGCTGATGCGATCTTCGTGGTACTTGACCTTGTAGCGGGTCTTCAGCGCCTCGTAGACGGCCTGGCCTTCGGCGTCCTCGAACGCCTGCTCGAACAGGCTCTTGGCGCGCGCGCTCTCGGCGTCGTCGGCGGCACGCGGCACGGACTTGACGACGCGGATCGCCGCGTAGCCGCCGTCGGGCAGCGCCAGGCCGGTGACGGCCGGGCCCTTGGAGATGTCGGCCTTCAGCGCGGCGAGGACGACCTCGCGCGGCACGTCGGCGC